TCCACCAACTGTTATCGAATTAGCTAATGGTAAGAAGAAATTGAATACTGGTGACCATAGATTACATGCCCACAAAGGTCAGGGAAAGACTAAGATTTGGGTTGCTATTGTAGAATTTGATTCAGAATCAACCGAACTGTATTATCAGTCAATTGAAAATAAGTTGGAATTGGGCTATCTTGCAACACCAAGAACACCAATTGATATCGTTAATTCTGCGATGCATATTCTAAAAGCAGAAGGATATGTGGATGGAAAGTTGCCAACGAGCCAACAGTTGTGGACAGTTGTTGACAAGTTAGACATTTCTACTAAAGAAGCAAAAAAGGTTGATATACATGAGGAGTTAAAGAAAAAGATTGGTACAACCACTAAAGATGTTAAGGGATATTCTGCAGCAACTGCTGCTCTGGAAGCAGCTAAGATTCATGGTAACTCATCAATTCATATGTCAGTAGAAATGTACAAGGATGTACATGGTGTCAGTCGTGATACGGACATAAGGTTATTTTTCAAGATTTTGGCAGAAAAAGAAAATGAGCCATCTTTACCATATTGGGTGTATGGTTACTGGTCAAGAATGGATGGAGAAAAAATTCCTACGGCTCGTGCCAAAAAACCAGATTATTGGAAGACAATTGAAGAAAACATCGTAAAGTTTGCGAAGATTATACAATCACCAGATTATGTATCACCTGTTCTAAAACACATACCACAACTAGATGGCGAATTTGATGAATAATATATTTACACCATCAAGGATAAAAAAATTGAGAGATGCTTATGACATAATGGTATTTGGTATTGAATCTGGTAAATGGTCAAAATCTTCTGCTTCTCTCTATTCGACATCTGATGAGTATGATGGTAGTGTATATGAGAGAGTATTTTATGATACAATAGCAATTATTCCCTCTGGTTGGGTTTCCAAAAAATATCTGAATACAGACAATAAAAAGAAGTATACCACAAAAGATCACATGAGGAAACCACAATTTGGTGGTAAATTCCTTATGGATAATCCAGAAGTTTGGTATGGCTCTTTTGAAAAGTTTCTAGAGTGGTCAATGAGATTTTCAATGGTAATCTCTGTAACAAAAGAAGAAAACAACAGATTACGCGTTGAAACACAATACCTTCCTCTAGAAGAAACATATGCATTTTTGGGAATAGAACTATTTGAGAATCATGGAGTAGGATACAACGCTACACCATACGATCCATTTAAAGATTTACCAGAAATATTTAAAGAATATCATAAAGAATATTTGAAGAAGAAAACCATATGATTAAAGAGCTTTTAGAAACTCAAATTAGAGAACAAATACCAACTAAAAAGTGTGCAGTGCTGTTGAGTGGGGGTGTAGACTCCCTCTCAGTGGCTCTTGCCGCATACAATGTTGGTATACAAGTTATAGCCTATAGTTTCCATCTTGACGGAAATGAATCTTATGATTTCAAAACTGCTCAAAAGTTTTCTGAGCAAATGGGTTGGACATTCAAACCAACAATAGTTCCTACAGATAATCTAGAAGGAGATTGGTACTCACTTGTCAGAATGGGCTGTAAAAAGAAAACCCATTTTGAATGTGTATTTCCATTCCTGTATGTTTACCCAAATATTACTGAGGAATATGTTCTTACTGGCTGGGGTGCCGATGGTTATTTTGGTGTGAGTAAAAAAGCTCAGATGAGATATGGTAGTGAAAAGGGTAATAAGAGATATAAGGATTTTTTTAAAAATACTCCACACAATATTAAAACATTTGATGAAGCCAGAGACATCTATTTTCTACCAGATAACTCAGCAGGACTCAAGTGGCACAATAAAGTTGTGGAGTTGTTTGACAAGAAACACATAACACCATATCTACATTCTACAGTTAAAGATTATTTTTATGGATTCAATTGGGAACAGCTAAACAAGCCCGAACAGAAACACCACATAAGAAATGCATTTCCAGAGTTATTAAACTTTGGGAAAATAAGAAAACATACAAATTTACATTTGGGTGCTGGCGTAGATAAGCTCTTTGAGTCTCTGCTAAATAATAGTAAGGTCAACTATAACAATAGAAAACGTATGATGGACGTTTCAAAAGATTGGTACAAAAAGGAGTTTAAAAAATGAAACCAGAAGTTACAGCTTTACCAGGCTTTGAAAATATAGATTATTCCCATATCAAAAAACCAAATGTTACAAATTATAAAGGAACAGAAACAGCTTCAGCTCAACTGTCTGAAGATTTTGTCAAGCATGTAAAAGATGCAAAACCTATTTCAGCAGATTATCAAAAATATACAATGGAAGATGTACGTGCCGGAGAAGCACAAAACAAGTTCAATGTGATATCTACCTTCGCCGGTGGTGGTGGTTCTTCTACAGGATATCGTTTGGCGGGTGGTAAGATTTTATGTATTAATGAATTCGTAAAAGAGGCGAGAAATACATACCATGAAAATTATCCAAACACTCCTATACTTCCAGATGATATAAAAAAACTTGAAGGGAAAGACCTGTTGACTGCTGCTAACATTGGAGCCGGAGAAGTTGATATTCTAGATGGTTCACCGCCATGTTCTGCTTTCTCTATGGCTGGTTCTGTAGTACAGGGTGGTGGTCATTCTATCGGTTTTGGTAAAACTAAAAAATACTCCGATGGTAAACAAGTAGAAAATATTGAAGATTTATTTTTTGAATTTATTAGAGTTGCAAAAGATATTAATCCTAAAGTTATTGTTGCTGAGAACGTGTCTGGCCTGTTAATGGGTGAAGCTAAAAATTACTACTACAGAATTACAGCAGAGTTTACAAATATTGGTTATGATGTATCTTCCATGCTATTAGATTCATCTCATTATGGAGTACCACAAACAAGAAAGAGAGTTATTTTCATTGCAGTCCGTAAAGATGTAACTGATGCAATTGGTCTTACTTCTCTTAACATTGCTGGTATATTTCCAGAAAAGTCTAGTGAAACTGTTACTAGTGGAAATGCATTTAGTGACCTAGTGTATGATGAAGAAGAAATAAAAATGTTAACAGAATCTTTTACAAAGGGCTCTCATTTTGTGACAGCATCAAAGATGCCACTTGATCCGAAAAAAGTATTAACTGGCTGTGATTATCATCCTAAAGGACATCACTTTAATATGAAAAGGATTTCAAGATTCAAACCAGCTCCTACCATCACAGCTTCTGGTGGATGTATTCATTGGAGTGAAATGCGAAAACTTGCATTGTGTGAAACTCGTAGACTCACTTCTTTACCAGAGGATTTCAAACTAACTGGAAAGTGGGAGCAAAGGTCTGAACGTATGGGTAGAATGGTGCCACCATTAATGATGAAAGCGATAGCAGATTCCATATACAAGAAAGTACTTAAACCTTATAAGGAGTTGAACAATGGCTGATTTTACTTTTGCACACAGGCAAGAAGGATTTGATAAGCACATTGAATTATCTATTCGTGGTTATTCAAACTTAATGGAAGATGTAGTTAGTCTTTCACGTTATTTTGTAGAAGATAATACTAACATAGTTGATATTGGATGTTCTACAGGAAAAAATACACAGGCCATGATGAAGTACAATAGCGACCATTCTCCTTCAGCAAAATATATTGGAGTTGAGGTAGCTGATGGTTTTGAACAAGATTTGAAAGACCGCACAAAGGAATTGAATAATGCTGGACTTACCAATGTAGAATTCATTATGGAAGACATTCGTAAGTTCCAATTCAAAAATTGTAATTTGATTACCTCTATTTTTACTCTACAATTTATGCCAAAGAAGGATAGAAAAAGTGTTATTGAAAATATCTATCATGGATTGAATACTGGTGGAGCTTTCATTTTTGCTGAAAAAACTATCTGTGAAAGTGCACAAGTACAGGACATGATTACGTTCAATTACTACGATTACAAACGAAAATCGTTTGATACAGAAGACATTATGGATAAGGAAAGAACCCTCAGAAACATCATGAAACCCCTTACATGGAAACAACTTGAGCTCATGGTATCCTTTGCTGGGTTCACTACAGTTCAACCATTTTGGAGAAACCATAGCTTTGTGGGTGCGTTGGCCATCAAATAACTTGACAAAACTCCATGAATGATCAAGAAATATTAAGAGAATTTTTTACTCTAGAAGATTTAGACGCTTATAGAAGAATTAGAAAATTTCAAAATAGATTGGGCACACTTCTTGAAGATTACATAAACACATATCTTCCCCTAGAAAATGTTAAATTTGTGGGAAGAGATAAAAATAGACCAGAAGGAGTAGATTATATTGTTGAACAAGAAATGTGGTCTGTAAAGAATGCTTGGAATACTGAAAACAGTGCTATGAAAAAAGCAAGAGAGCATAATAACATAAAACATTGGTTCAGGCTCAATAAAGATAATTCAACAAATTGGAACATTTTTTTTATTCCATTTATCATACCAGTAGAAAACGAGTTTATAGAATATATTGGTGGAAACTCTAGTAAAATATCAACTCTTGATAATTTCTTTTAAAAAAGCCTTGACAAAACATTTTAATATGGTATAATAGTATTATGAGTCCATTTGATTACCTAAAAGCGATTAACGAAACCAAAGAAGATGTGATGCTTACTCCACAAGATGAGAGGAAGTATGCCGCATTTATCGTTAATCGTGGTCTATCTTTCTTTATGGACACTATATTTCAAGTAAATGAGATGAATCGTAACCACCACCTTGACAGCCGACTTCAATTTGACTATCTACTAAATAATATTAGAAAGAAACGAAGGTATAGTAAGTGGCTGAAACCAGAGAAACTACAGAATGTTGAACTGGTGAAAGAGTATTATGGATTTAGTTATGAGAAAGCCAAAGATG